ATGTAGAATACCAACGAGGAATGCAAGGGAGCCAAATGAGAAACGCTATATATAATATAATAACAGGTTCTCTTTTATATAAAAATGGTGCAATATCTGCAAGCAAACATCAAAACGAACCAGACCCATCAACAGGAGAGGTTACCCATTATACTTGTTCCTTATTTTATGAGCATTTTAGAGGAAAAATAACAGAACCTTTATACTATACAGGTTCTATTAGTAGTGAGGTATCTCCTACCTCCCAAACAAGAACAAATGGGTCAGGTAGTCATATAGCCCCAATAGGCCCCAATCTTATAGCAGCTTCTTCTTCTATGCAAATGGGTATTGATTCTATTGATGGTATATCTTTTAAAATGTCTGTTGGTACTTCTTCATTAGCACAATCAGGATCAAATGAAAAAACAATATTATATGCTTCAGGAGGAATAGGAGGTCAAGGAAGAGTAGGATTTGGAACAACCAACCCAAAAACTAAATTTGATATTAAAACAGATGGTTTTAAAGTCAGATCAGAAGATGGAGTAAGAGAATTAATATTTGAAACAGATGGTAGATTATCAGCTAAAAAATATTCAGGAACAGCAGCTTCTGAATCCATAGGAGGAATACTTCAATTATCTTATACTCCAGGAACTTTTGAAGAACCTGTATTTGCAAAAGAAGGAGAAACAATAGGAACAATAAATTGGGTAGACGAATCATTAAATAAAGTTGATAAATTTCACACATCAGCCAGTGTATCTCAAATAACATCAACAATAAAATACGCTTCAGCTGAAGGAGTTATAGGTAATTTAGAATTGAAAGTATCCCCAATACCTTCAGGGGAGGTGGAATATGATGAAAAATCAAAATCCAACCTTACCACCTATATAGAAATAAACCCACTTTTAACAAATGCACAGGTATATTTTCCATATTCTATAAGTTCAAGTGCAACAGTGTATGCTAAGGATTTAATATTAGATTATGATAATTTACCTACATCTGATCCAAGTACTAAAGGACAAGTATATAGAGATGGCTCAAACCAACTATTTATATCAGCAGGATAACGTTTTCTATCTTTCACATATATGTATATAAGAACAATATAAATATTATTAATAAATTTTAAGTTATGGCAGTAAAAACAAAAGAAAAATTACCAACACCTTCAGAAGTATCAGGAGAACCAACTAAATTTACTCAAGAAGAAATCAACCAAATTACTGAGTTACAAAATAAAACTCAATCAGTAGTATTTCAATTAGGTCAATTAAAACTAAGTGAAATGCAATTAGAAAGTAAGTTACAAGAACTAAAACAAATCCTAACATCTATTGAAACTGAAGAAACAACCTTAGCTGAAGGTTTTTCAAATAAATATGGAATAGGAAGTTTAAATATCGAAACGGGAGAATTTACCCCTAATAAATAACCTTTTTAAAAACACATATCTTTATTGGCGGTTAGGTTTTTATACTTAATCGCCTGTTTTGGTTTGGTTTGTAGTTTTTTTTCATATTTATATAGGAATAACACATGATTAAGACCTAATATAATTTTAAATAAAATAAAAAGATGGCAGAACAAATAATTTCACCAGGAGTATTTACGAGAGAAAATGATCTTTCTTATCTACCTCAAGGAATAGGACAAATAGGAGCAGCAATTGTTGGCCCTACAGTTAAGGGACCAGCATTCGTACCTACAGTAGTAAGTAGTTTTGGAGAATATACTAAAAAATTTGGAGATTTATCTTCAGAAACCTTTGTACCCCAAACAGTAAAAGAATATTTAGGGGCAGCAGGCTCTGTAACTGTAACAAGAGTATTAGCAGGAGGAGGATATACTTATGCGAATGGAACAAATGAATTCTTTTGTTTAGCTGCACGTACAGGTGCTAATAAAGGGTTAATATTATCAACAATCCTTCCATCTAAAGCAGTATCAAAACCCTCTTTAGGAGATTCAACTTTAGAAAACTTAGGAGATGGTAGCTTAATGTTAACTAGCTCATTTAATTTAATATTACAAGGTACTGCAATACAAACACAACAATATTCAGCATCTATAAACCCCGCAAGTACTGCATATTTCGCAGACCAATTAGGATATACTGCAGGTACTAGTAAAACAGGAGTCATAATATATTCAGGGTCAGGAGGATTCGTGTATAATAATTTTGAAGGATTACAAACATCATTCGTAAATAACTCTACTACTTCCCTTAATGCTAGTTACCCTACAGGTGATTTTGGGGTTTTAGGTTCAGGTTCTAACGTACAAATAGTTACACAATCAGTTGATTTAGCATTTGATGGAGGAATAGGCCAAGCAGAAGGATATGGATATGCTTCTACACCTTGGATTCAATCACAATTATTTAATGGAACTGGAAAAGAATTATTTAAATTACATACAATTGCTCATGGTACTTCAACAAATGAAGAATATAAAGTATCAATTTCAAATTTAAAAGAACCAGCAGATATAGATGGTAAAAAACAATATTCAACTTTTACTGTAACTCTAAGAAAATATAGTGATATAGATAAAACAATATCAACAGTAGAACAATATTCAGGAGTAAATTTAGATCCAGATTCACCAAACTTTATATCAAGAAAAATTGGGGATAAATACCCACAATATAATGACACTTTAGATAAAGTAGAAGTATTAGGATTCTATTCTAATATATCTGATTATGTCAGAGTAGAAGTAAACGAATCAGTAAGTGCAAAAGCTTACACACCAAAATTATCCCCAAAAGGATTTAAAGCATTATATAACCCAATAGCAACAGCTTCATTAGCTATAAATTGTGATTTCCCATCCTCATCATATGAAGGAACACAAGTAGTAGGAACAGATTATTCAAGTAAAGGATATTTAGGATGGAAATTTGATGACAAAGCAAACTCTAATGTAAACTGGATAAAACCTTTACCATCTACATTAGAAAATAATGTAGCAGGTAACTTTAATGTTGAAAACTATAATGGCCATGCAAGTTCAAGCTTATGGACAGGTTCATTAAGTGCTTCAATATCAACAGATGGATCAACAGGACCAACAGCTAACCAATTAAAATTCTCAGTTCCTTTCCAAGGAGGTGAAGATGGTTTAAGACCAGATATAGTTAAATTTACAGGAAACGAAACCACATTAGCAGGTTCATATACTACAGGAGATAATTTATATGGTTTTGATATGAATACATCAGCTGATGCAGGATATTTAGGGTATAAGAAAGCAATAGACATTTTATCAAATCAAGACGAATATGATATCAATATGATAGCTTTACCCGGTATTATTCATGCTTTACACCCATTAGTTACAAATTATACAATAGAAATGGCAGAAGATAGAGGAGATTGTTTCTTTGTAATGGATTTAGCACGAGTAGATGCTTCAGTAAATAGCGCAGTATCAAACGCTGATGGTTTAGACAGCAACTACGCTGCAGTTTATTATCCATGGGTTAAAGTACTCGATACTGCCGCTAATAAGCCAGTATTAGTACCGCCTTCAGTAATTGTACCAGGAGCAATAGCAGCTTCGGATGCAATAGCAGCAGAATGGTTTGCACCCGCAGGTTTAAATAGAGGTGTATTAGGTAGTGTAATGGAAGCTAAAATAAGATTAAACCAAGCTGAAAGAGATAAATTATATGATAACAAAATTAACCCAATTGCTACATTCCCGGGAATAGGAAATCCAGTTATTTGGGGTCAGAAAACATTACAATCTAGATCAACAGCTTTAGATAGAATTAATGTTAGAAGATTATTAATTGCCCTTAAGAAATTTATTGCAAGTTCTTCGAAATACTTAGTATTCGAACAAAACACAACAGCAACAAGAAATAGATTCTTAAATATAGTTAATCCATATTTAGAATCAGTACAACAAAGACAAGGATTATATGCATTTAGAGTACAAATGGACGAAAGTAATAATACACCAGATGTTGTTGATAGAAATCAATTAGTAGGTGGTATTTTCTTACAACCAACTAAAACAGCTGAATACATAATCTTAGATTTCAATATCCTTCCAACAGGAGCAACATTCCCTGCATAAAAAAAGAAGAGTATTATATTTATAACCGAATAAAAAACAAAACAAAAAGATGGCAATATTAAATACAAACGAAATGATGTTCACAGCATTCGAACCTAAACTACAGAATAGGTTTGTAATGTACATCGATGGAATCCCAGCATTCATAGTAAAGAAAGTAGGTAGACCCAATATTTCATTTAATGATATAACTCTTGATCACATTAACGTGAAAAGAAAATTAAAAGGAAAAGCAGATTGGCAAGATATAACAGCAGATCTTTATGATCCAGTAACACCATCAGGTGCACAAGCAGTAATGGAGTGGGTTCGTTTGTCACATGAGTCAGTTACAGGTAGAGATGGTTATTCTGATTTCTATAAAAAAGATATTAGATTTAATGCATTAGGTCCTGTAGGAGACGTTGTTGAAGAATGGATTTGTAAAGGAGCTTATGTAAAATCAGCTAACTTTGGAGATTTTGATTGGGCTTCAGATACACCAGCAAATATTTCTATAACTATTAGAATGGATTACGCCATCTTAAATTACTAATAGAATTAACATTTATATAAAGAAAAGCGCCTATTTTTGGCGCTTTTTCTATTTTACATATATGTATATCTGAACTAGTTTTAATAAATAAATAACGTTATGGAACAAACACAACAAACACAAAACAAATTTCAATACCCTACTGAAGAAGTAACATTACCATCAACTGGGATATTGTATGACCCAAAATCTCCCTTAGCTAAAGGAACCATAGAAATGAAATATATGACAGCTTTAGAGGAAGATATCTTAACTAACCAAAATTACATAAAAGATGGAACTGTAATAGATAGATTATTAAAATCTTTAATAACAACACCTATTAATTATGATGATTTATTAATTGGAGATAAAAACGCTATATTAATAGCAGCACGTATTTTAGGATATGGTAGTGATTATACTTTTAAATATGAGGGAGAATCACACACAATTGATCTTACTACAATAGAAGATAAACCACTACATGAAGATGTATTAAATGCAAAAACAAATAACTTTTCATATACCTTACCAACTTCTAAAATAGAAGTAACATTTAGTTTTATGACACACGGAAAAGATATAGCTATAACTAAAGAGGTTAAAGGATTGAAAAAAATCAATAAGAAATCAAATCCCGAATTATCTACTCGTATGAAATACATGATTACTTCGGTGAATGGTGATTCAGAAAGAAAAACAATTAGAGAATTTGTAGATAAAGGATTATTAGCTAGAGACGCTAGAGCTTTAAGAACATATATCAACCTAATCCAACCAGACACAGATCTAACATTTGAACGCGAAGATAACAATGGGGACTTCGAGACGTTAACAATCCCTATTGCTGCCTCGTTTTTTTGGCCTGACGCCGAGCTATAGGAACATAATGTTCGCTCAGATTCACGACTTAGTGTACCATGGAGGCGGTGGATTCCTACACTCGGAAGTATATAGTATGCCTACTTGGATGAGATCCTTTCATATGAATAGGATTAACGAATTCAATAAGAAACAAAAAGCAGAATTAGATAAACAACAAGGTAGATCTAATATAGGGGATGATAAAATTCATTCCCCTAATATCAATCCTTCATCAACATATAATTTTTAATAAAAGCATCGCAAGATGCTTTTGTTTTTTATATTTATACCGGAGTAACACCAATTATACATGGCTAAAAAGAAAAAAGGAAAAAAACAAGCAGCTGCAGCTGATGAAGTAAGAGCATTTGATAAACTTGATTTAAAAAATCAGGGCCAAATGTTAGACTCCCTTAATGAGGAATTAGGGATAAGAGCCAAAATAAATACAGAGGCAAAGGACCAATTAAATGTATCTAGACAGTTACAAGGCTTAGCTTCTGATATCCTAGCCAAACAAGATTCTCAAATATTAGGTTTAAGAAAAGAAAAGGATATTGCCAAAGATCTTGAAAAAACCACCAGAATCTACCAAAAGTTAAAAAGACAAGCTGATGATGATGGGAAAAAAGCAAACAAAACAGCTAAAGACCAATTAGGTATAGCTGCACAACTTATAGAATCCCTAAAAAAAGAAGATACGGAAAGGAAGAAAATAGAGGATAAAGTAGGAACAGCAGGTAAGTTAATGAAAGGGCTTAATGAAATCCCCTTCCTTGGTAAAATAGTAGATACTGATGCAGCTTTAAAGGGAATGAACGAAACTGCTGCTGATGGGGGTAGTAAGTTTGATATTATAAAGAAAGGTATAGTATCTAT